CGTCCCTGATGATGGTGATGGTGTCTCCGTTGGCTGTTGCATCACACTTGGTAGAGTTGGTGTTGATGTCAAGGGCCAACCCCGCTGCAACGTCAGACTCATCATCACCGGCAAGCGCTGTGTAGCTGTTGGTGCTGTCAGTAGACCCATCAATGGTGATGACACAGTTGTAATCCTCACCGGTCACCTTCAGCAGTATCTGGATTTGAACCTCCCTGGTCTGGGGGTTCTTCCTCGGCTCAACCTGCAGCAAAGCCAAGATGTACCCGTCGACAGACACACCATCAGTTCCACCTGCAAGCGGGGCAAGGAAAACCGTGTCTTCATCGTAGTCACCTTGCTTTATCCAGCTTGGCTCTCGCCCTGCTGACATCGATGCAAGTTGCTTCAGTAGCTCATCAGATACAGCCATCTCGGCTCTCCTTTACCCAGCGCGGGTTATCAGCTGTGACTTCAACCTATACCTAGTGTCGTGGTCGTGAATCGACATCACCATTGGTGGGGGCTTCACTTCGATTTCAGCAACAGCGTCGGTGGTTGCACCGTCTGCATCGTACCCAGCCCAGAGCTTGCAGTCGTCAGCATAGATTGCCCTGACTGGCTGTCCGTCAATGTTGAGTATGACGTCCACAACAGCCCCCGTTGCACGGTCAAGCGCCACAACATCCGAAAGATATCCAGCGCTGTATACTGCATAAACGAACCTGCCATCACAAGTAATGTCAATACAGTAGTCCACCGCTATACCAGTATCAATTGTCCATACCTCTGGTGGCATAGTAGCGTTGTCAAAATATGCCTTGTATAGGGCATGCAACGTCTCAGTGTGAGGTGCACTAGAGTCAGTCCCAACAAAGAGCATACCTTCATCATGAGTGATGCAGAGAGCATCATTGGAAATAGGCCCAGCCTCCTTCCACTTCTCGGTTGCTCCTGGCGCAGAAAGGTCATAGTCATACCGGTAGACTGAGAAATTGCTAGCGTCCTGGTCTCCACACACCCAGACATATTTCCCATCACTGCACAGGTCTTTGGCTGCATTGCCAACACCCGAGAATGCATGGCTGACCTCTGGGCCTGACTGCAGGTCCAGCTTGTCGAACCGATGCACACACCCGAGGTCAGAATCATCGTAGTCGGTCACCACAAACAGCTTGGACCCAACCACCAGCACATTGTGGATAACCGGGGAACCAGTCCCTGGCATGGTGTATGAATCCACACTGACTCCACCTGCAACAGTGTACCGATGCAGGAACTTCGAGGCAGCGGCAAAGACATACGTGCCATCGGAACAGATGGCTTTGACATCGAATGCAGCGATGCTTGCAGACGTCCACAGCAGCGAACCATCCCGCTCCACACACTTGACCTTTCCTGAGCTTGAATCAAGGCCATACACCACATACCTGCCATCACAGTGGATTGACTTGACGGCTTCAGTCACACTGTCAACCTGCCCCCAGCCTGGGTCATAAAAGAAGAATGGGGCCTCTTTCCGCTCATTGACGATGGCTGCATCATCCTCAACCAGGGAGTCTACCGCACCAACTGGGTCATGCATCCACTTGTACTGAGGGATAAACCTTTCATCAAAGTATTGCAGCCACTTGTCAATCAGGTCCCTATCATAGTTCTCAAAGCTGGCTTTCGGCGGTACTCCAGCTTGGTGGCCTGTGCTTCTCACTGCCGATGATGGCTGCACCTTGCTGCCAGCTGTTGCCCAAGTAGGGAATTCAGTAGGCTTCTGAGTCATCCGTCTCTTCTCCTATATCAAATCTACCCAACCACCAACATCATAGCCCGCAGCCCCTGGCCTTGTGTCTTCATCAAAGGAGAAGAAAGTCCCATATCCCATAGAGAGATACAGCTTCACCCCTGCAGATACAGACCTCTCCAACAACCGCTTGATGCGTGCTTTCTGGTTGGCTGACTCGTCAACTTCAGTGATGATTGTGATCAACAACGTTGGTGGATAGCTATCCTCAAACTTGGTGCCAATCAAGGCCCCGCTGATGTACACCTGTGCAGCCCCCAGCGCATAGCACAGGTCAACCAACAGCTCAGCCTGACCATTGCTGGAGTTGCTCAGTATCTTAGCCCTCAGGACACTTCTGTATTCAACGTCAGTCAGCCCGTCTCTAGGCTCGGTCAGCAGTGACCCATACTGGTCAAGCTGTACACCAACTGCAGAATCCAAGGACCTGAACAGGATGCAATCACCAACCACATCTTCCAACTCTTGTGTGGCCTCTGCATAGGACTCAGTAAAAGCCTGAAGCACTTCCTTGCGTCGACTGCTCGGAATACGTGCAAGCGTCTGCTCAACTATGTCTTCGACTCTCAGGAAGTCCGTCATTGGCTACACCACTGCCACTGTGCCTGGGGTTGCTGTTTCGTCTTCGTCAATCGTCACATTGGAGGCTGCAAATGGGTCTGCATCCCTGCGTTGTTGAATGGATATGCTGTCAATGCCGGGCACACCAGCCAGCTCATCGTCAGGAATGCCCGCAGTAATCACCGCAATTTCTTCATGGAGCTTTGCGTCTTCTCCGACTGTGTTGTTGGTCAGGTACTGCTCAACCAAGGCCTCCACCTGGTCATCGCCATCAGCGGGATAGTCAGCATTGGTGGTCAAGGTGATGTTGACGTCCACCGCTACTGTCGATGCAACCGTCCAATACAGCTCGTGTTCATCACCCTGGCTGTCTTCCCAGGTGTATCCTGTGGTTCCATAGGTAGCTATCCCTGCAGCCACGTGCGACCACAACAGCTCCGCAACGTCTGCATCTTCGTCAGCTGCAGGATATATCACACCCTCCACAGTATGCCCTGGCCTGCCTGATGCGTCTGCTGTGTCTGTCAGGTTCATGTAGACCCTGGCCACCTGCACACCATCAAGCTCCAACAGACGAGCCCTGATAGCCTCTTGTGTGGTGCTGCCGATGACCTGCCCTGACCCAGCCATCCTGACCCTTAACTCAGCGTCTGTCTCCACATCAGCCCCTGGCACCCCTGCAGCTGAGTTGCTTGCCGAGGCCCACCCTCCAACAGGTGTGACAATGGTATCAATGGAACTGATAGGGGCCTGCAACGGGCCGGTCTCAACTGCCGTGAACTGACCATCAGCCCCATCATCGCCAGCCCCGAAATAGTCGGCTACCAGGGTGACTGCAGCGTCCAATGTATACTGGTCTCCGCCTGTACCCTTGCTGACTATGCTGCTGATTGGGATGATGGTTCCTGCAGTCCCCCGCAACTCCACCTCTACTGTGGTCGGAGAAGCAGGCAAGCGGGTGATGCCGATGATTCCTGCAAGGTTGTCAAGCTGCACTCCCTGCGCATTGACGGGATTGAACGCGTCATACAGCTCATTCAACGCTTCCCATGCAAGAGCCAGGGCCTCAGCTATGATGCCTGACAGGAAGGCCTCAGGGCTGTTGGCATCAAGGGAAATGCCCGCACCAAGACGAGCCCTCAGCTTTGCCTCCAAATCATCGATGAGGTCAGCAAGCGTCATTACCACAAGACCAGTAGCTGTCAGCCCGAATGCCATCAGTAAACCCTCGCCAAATTGGTGAATAGCAGGACGAACCCCCATGGTTGCACACCTGGGGCAGAGACAGCAGCAACGTCCCCCTCGTCTGTAATAGCCACAAACGAAAGCTGCAGTTCACGGTCAGTGTAATCAAAGACCAGGTTGAACTCACGCAGCCCAACCACACCATCAACCCCCAGAATCTTTGCCCTGAGGAGGGCTGATACTGCAGCCTCGTCAGGCACCCGCACAAACACTTGCTCGCGGTATGGCACACCTGCAGACAGGTCAAGGAACCACTCACCCTCGTGTAGCTCCAACACTACCTTGATGCGCTGCGCAATCGCTGCCCTGCCGTCAAGGTATGACAGCCTGCCTGAAACAAGCAGGAGGTCTCCATCATCGTCAAGCGCAAGTGTCCTTGCAGTCATTCTGCTTTCACCTTGGTTGCAGTGACGTCGGTTGCCGGAGTTATCGGAAATAATGCTGGAATCCCAACTGCCCCAGAATGGGTATGGCTGTTATACTGCGTAGCAATATGCTGCAGCTCTGTCAGCACCTTTGCTGCCAAGGCAACAAAGTCAGTGGCCCCAGACCCGAGCTGGATGGTTGTCGCATCCACATACACCTTGCCCTGCCTCAGCTCCACAGTCTCTGACCCTGACCTGCTTGCAATCACCATATTTTCGGTGGACGCCTGGGTGATTGGGTTCCCTTTCGTCAGTGGAGCTGGGTAGCAGACCGCATCAGACCAATCGAATAGACGCGGGTTGTCTGGAGGCCTGTAGCCTCCAAGGTCTAGCCACGCATCGATGGACCGTTCAGCAAAGAACAACCACACCTCATCCCCTGGAGACAAGGGCCAGGTAATTGTGTGGCTAGCCGACCCTGGAAACAGCACAGGTACATTGGTGATTGGTGGTACCTTGGTACCATCGTGCTCGGTGAGTGCAGGCTGCACACTTGCTGTTTGGGTCACCACGTCATAACTCTGGACAATCCCAGGCATCCCAATCCTAACAGTTTTGAGCTGCGCCTTGATTGCTCCTAGTAGGACCGATTCCAACGTTGGTGTGTGCTGTTCAGCTGTCATCCGAGTACCCTCTCGGTAGCCTCCACGGTGCAATAGTACGCGTTATCGTACCCACTGTCACCCACAAAGCGCAACTTCCTGATTACATAGAGGCCCCTGAACTCATCAGCCTCTAGTTGCACCAGGTTGCCTGGCCTCAGGTCAGGCCTCAGGAGCTGTGACCACTTCACACCCACAACCCTCGTGCGGTTGTTCTGTTTCTTTGTGACTGCAGTTGGTGACCCAACTAGACCTGTGTCTTTGCTCACCAGGAGAATGGAGCCAGGCAAGGGCTCCTGTGAACTGACTATCTGTAACTGCCCGTCTGCAACCCACCAATCAGCATCAAATTCCTGGGCAAGGTCGTCAAGGTACTGCTTGGCAGGGCCTGCCATAGTCTGGCCGTTCAACAGAACCCTTGGAGCTGCAGGCACGTCAACATGCCCGACAGTCAGCCCCATGGTGTTGGAGATTTCCCGCAAGACATCAAGCGTAGTGGTTCCAGGCCCCAGAGTGATATTCATCCGAGACTCCATCACTGCTGCTTCACCGTCACCAGCCTCAATGACTGTGACCGTGTCTACCCCTTTAGGCTGCACTGAGACCCTTCTGATGTCACCCCTGAAGACCACTCCACTCAGCCCTGTATAGCCTGCATTGAGCTGCACCAGCTTGCCCTCGGTCTGCACCCACTTCCTGCTTGCAGGGCTCAGATTGTACACCTCTATCTTGGCTGTGGCAGGCTTGCTGCTTCGCTCATAGTCAGCAGTGAAGCTCACCCTGAGATTGCCCCACCTGCGTGCAAAGCCAAGCTCATCAGACACAAGGACCGATGTGACCCTGTCAAAGTAGACTGTCATGGGATGGCACCAACAGGAGACCCAATATCCAACGTAGTGCCAGTGCCGAAAAAGTCGTCTTCATCATCACCATCAATGAAGACCAACAGCCTCCTCTCACTGACTATCTCATCTCTGTCTGGCTTGTCGTTCTGGTCCTGCAGGTCAACCAAGACCACCTCGCCATCGGGGAACCCTGCGTGAGACCGATACTGACGCAGCGTGCGGGTGTTTACGTCCACCCTGACACCAGACAGGAGGGTAACATCGTCCACAGTCAGAAGGACGTAAAC